AGAGGCTGTTGATAGCCACTATGAGCGGGCGGAAACGCTCATTGAGAAAAGCGGTATTAAGCCTGAGATTTATCAGGCCGCTGATGCCACAGTCCGGCAAGCAGTAGAGGCCATTTCCCCAACCCTCGGTGATGTGATTGTAAATCAGGTTATCTCGATTCTTGGGGAAGGTTCAGAGAAAGTATTATACTATCTCGGCCGGAATAATGCAGCACTTGCTAAATTTCAGTCCTTATTAATATCTGATAAGTCGGGCATGAAAGCTGCTGTGTATCTTGGACAGGAGAAGCAAAGATTAACAAATCCAATAAAACGACGAAGCAATGCACCGGATCCGGTAACTAATATTAAAGATGGTGTGCCACTAACAGGGGTAGCAGGAAAGCTCAAAAAGAAATATGATGCTGCTCATGGAAAAAAAGATTTACAATCGGCATATGACGCCAAAAAAGCAGCCAGGGTTGCTGGTGTAGATGTTTCGGCATGGTAGAAAGGAAATAAATTATGGCACTTTCAACAGGTAAAATAGCAGAAGTAATGTTCGAAAAAGCTCTGGACACTCATGGGCATCAGATGGACATGCTCAGTATGACCAGTTTTCATCAGCCCGATGGTGGCATGATGCAAAATACCGGGAATTTCATTTGGTATCCGGTTGAACAGCATGCACCTGTGATTTCAGGGTGGGATCTGTCTGGTCAGGAAACAGGCATCATTGAAGAAACCTACCCGGCCCTGCTCGGTACGCCTTCTAATGATTATGTCAAAATGCGGGCGGATGATATGCGAACCACTCGGTTCTGGGAAAATCGTGGAACAGAGTCTGGCAAGAAACAGGCTTCAACACTTAACGCAGCTATTGCTGATGCCATTTCGGTTCAGGGATCCCTGTTCTATCGATCTAACGTAACTAGCGGTTATGAGTTTATTGCCGAGGCACAAGCCATTATGAACGAACGGCAGTTGAAGACCTCTCAACGATATTTCTTGATGAATGATCGAGATACACTTCTATTTGCCACGGATCTAGCCGCAAGACAGACCCTTCAGGGTAAACCCGCAGAAACATGGAAGACTGGCCAGATTGGCCAGAATATTGCTGAATTTGATGTTTTCACTGGTTCATTTCTGCCGAACATCACTGGTGGAGCAGATGGTGCTCAAACCGTAAATGGAAACATGGCATTTGTTCCGGTAGGTGGTACAGTAAATGCGACCACTGGTGTTGTAACCAATGTTGATTACCGGGAAGCTGACATTGTTGTCAATACTTCAGTTGGCCTTGCTGTAGGTGATAAGATCACTTTGCAGAATGCAGCAGTTGATATTTATGCTGTTGGGCTGGCTGACAAAACCAATACTGGTCAGGCCATGACGTTCACCATTATCGAAGTAACGGATAACACTCATATCAAGGTTTATCCGAAACCTATTGCAGCTGATCAGGCTGCGATTACAACTCTTGAGGCGGCTTATGCCAATATCGACACGGCGATTTTGACCGCTGCTACAATTACTCGGCTTAACATTGATGCCACGAACAAGACCAATCTCTTTTGGGACAAATCGGCGGTTGAAGTTATTGGTGGTTCAATCCCGGCAGAACTTTTCAAACAGTATGATGGCATGAAGGTCATCACTGATACCATGAACAACGGATTGAACATGTATATGGTCTATGATGGTAATATTGACACCATGACCTTCAGGTTCAGACTGTTCACTTGGTACGGGATTACAGTTAAAAATCCAAGTAATGTTGGCTCTTGTGTAACTTACTAATCTAACAACTTAACCTTAGCCTCGAGCGGGAGGAGCAAATGGTAGCCTCCTCTCGCCCTTTTAAATAAGGAGAAATAATTATGTCACGAATATTAAGATTTGCAGAATTATTCCATCAGAATGATTATGATGAAACAGATGATTTTGCCATTGCTGTTGCAGGCGCTGCTTTAGTAATTCCTGTCACGCATGCACATGTCGCAAAAACAACAGGCGGCGTGGAGGCTTTGACTTTGGCAAATGGTAAGCCAGGTCAGCTATTAACAATTACCCTTGCTGCTACTGGGGGGGATGGAACCTTAACCCCAGCGACCTGTACTGGTTTTGCAACTATCACATTTGCCCAAGCTGGAGACACGGCTATTTTGTTTTTTGTTGATGATGCTGCCGGATGGCGAATCTGGTCTGTATGGGGATTTACCGGACCACCGGCAGTTGCTGCCTAATAATCTTTAATAGTGGGCTTAACCCATCTTGAATGGAGATAAATTATGTCACAAATCATAAGAGTTCCAGGAATATTCCACCAACAAGATTATGACGAAACGGCAGATCTTAACATTTCTGTAGCTGCCGACGAGTTGGTAATTCCTGTCACTCATGCGTATGTTGGAAAAACAACAGGAGCCGATGCAGAAGCTCTTACCTTGGTGGATGGGAAGCCGGGCCAGGTCTTGATTGTCAATCTCGAAACCGATGGTGGAGGAGATGCTACATTAACTCCAGTCCGGGCTGGCCACCGTGAAAATGGATGGGAGACTATCGTTTTTGCAGATGAAGGTGACCAGGCTATTCTTTGGTACGCTACTGAATGGTCGGGATGGCTCATTTTGTCACTAACTGGCCCGAATGGTCCTCCGGCAATGACAGTTTAACAATCTTACTCGGTGGGTATTATCCCACCTTGAACAGAGGAGATATTATCATGACTTTCGGATCAAACAGAGACTTTTTTCATACTGGATTACAGGTTGGAAGAAGCGACATTCGTACAATGTTGGATGGCATGGGGCCTGGTAATCATTTTTATGTTGATTATCGCAAGGGTGCTGATGGAAATGATGGGCAAACTTGGGCAAAAGCCCTTAGAACTTATGGCGAGGCCAATGACAGAGTAGTTTCTAATAATAATGATGTGATTCATATTGATGGTGATAGCGAAATTGTAGAACCTGCCATGGTAACAGTTAGTAAGAGTCGGGTACATACCATTGGGCATAACGGAGCCTTGGGTAAGTATGGTCCCGGTGCTAGGATTTCAATATCTGCTGCTATTGCTGACTATGCCGCAGTTAAAAACACTGGCGTTAGAAATACCTTTACCGGCATTAAATTCTCCAGCTATGGATCTACAACTGGAAACTGGGCTGTATGGGAGGCTGGAGAGTATGGTAGATACTTTAACTGTGAAATGCAGAAACTGAACAGGCTTGACCAAGATTACGCCGCTGATCTCAAACTCACTGGTGATAGCCCACAATTTTACGAATGTTCCATCGGTGTCTCTTCTCTCTCTACCGTTGGAGTAAAATTTCGACCCAATGTTTATGTGCCTTACCTTGGATCAGGTACTGGGCAGAGAGTGCGGGATGGCTATTTTGAGGATTGCATTTTTCCGAAAAGTGCTGGTAATGCTGGTGCTCGTTTTGTCATGATTGTCGGAGCTACAGCTGTTGAAAGATGGTTAGTTTTTGATAATTGTATCTTTATTAATGCTAAGTTAGCTGCCGCAGAGCCTCTCTATGGAATTGGAGCTAGTGCTGCCCAAACAGCGGGGCGTGTACTTTCTAAAGATTGTACATGGCTTCTCCCTGGTACAGCACTTGAAGGTGGTATGGGTTTATATGAAACTGGCGCAGTTCCGACTACTCAAACATCTGGTTTAGCAGTAACCACCTAAACCTAAGGGGGTATTAAAATGACGTGGACACATGAGATTTGGAGGCTATGCCAACCGTGTAAAGGAACAGGCCAAGTTGTAAACATTCCAGATAATGATGTTCCTGAGCAACCCGTAGAATCAGAAGATATCGATTGTCCACGTTGTGAAGGAAGAGGCAGATATCTCTGGGGTGGATTAAAAGAAAAGGAATAATAATCTATGGGGAGCCTTTGGGCTCCCCCAACCAATCGAGGTGAGAAAAATGGCAATTGTACTTTATAATAAATCAGGTGAGTTTAAGTTATGTGATCCATTTTCATATCTGCATCTTTTAGATGAGGGATGGTTTTATACACACGAAGAAGCTTTGAAAGCGGCCAAAGAAAAGATAGAGAAAGAGGAAGCTTCTGAAAAAGAAGATATCAGGGATAAATCACGCCCATTTATCGCTAAATATTCAGACCAGGCCCCTGAAACTGAAGTTGAAGACAACAAAGCCAAAAAAGCAAAAGCGGTTCCCAAAGAAATTAAGGAATAACCATGGCAATCGATAATACTAAGGTGGATATTTTAAATGGAGCTTTTTCTGCTTTAAGAATTTCAGGAATTACTGTTGACCCATCTGCTTCAGATTTAGAATTAGCTCTAAAAAAATTGGAAAATATGGCTGCTGAATTAGTCGGGAGAAACATCTGTACAAACTATTATTTTGAGGATGAACCTGACCCTAATACTCCCCATAATATGGAAAGAAAATTCTGGCATTCATTTGAAGTTATGCTTGCAGTAAGACTAATGCCAGATTTTGGCAAAGGAGCAAAGCCTGATGTTGTTTTAATAAGGCAAGGTTCTGCTGGTTTTTCTTTTTTATCATCAGCAACTGCCAGAGTAAATCCTGTTCAGTACCCAAGTAGAATGCCAAAAGGGAGTGGAGCAACTCGATGTCAAAGATGGAGGAGATTTTATGAAGCTCAAGATCAAGCTCCAAATTCTTGTCTTACTAAAACAATGTATATTGATGATGTAAGAACTTTTGTA